TTATATGATGTAGTCTTTAGGCCGTCGACTATACTCGTCTACATCAATTTAATAATTGTATAGTGGTTATATTATACATAAAAAAAGGGCGGCCATAAAGACCGCCCTAATTAATAGATTCCTACTTAATTTAATTAAGCAGCACCTGGAGTTCCGAAGATTCCTCTAGGGTCAGACCAGCCGAAGCTGTATCTTTCTCTAGCTTTAAATCTTACGTTTCCAGTGTCGAAATCTCCTTCAATAGCTGTTTTGATCGGTGCTCTAACGAAATGTTTTAGTCCGTTAGGTGCATCTGTCATCAAGAACCACGCATCTGTGTCATTAAGGTAATGATTTACTCTATACCCCTCTGGCACCATGCCCATGCTATAGATTGCGTTGATGTCATTATCAGCTGTTCCGACTCTTTGAGGAGATCTCATAATTCTTTCAGCAGTAAATTGTAATTCTTTTGGAATTATCATCTTTCTGCCTTGAAGAGCTATTTTTAATCCTCTTTCGTCTACGAACGCTGCAATGTCGATCAATGCTTGTTCAAGAGATGTTTCGTTCAAATCTGCCGCTGTAGCTAAGATATTAGACACAGTACCACCAGTTGCAAGTGGGTGATCGTTAGCGCATAAAAATGAGCCATCTCCCCCAGTGCCTGATGTGAAAGCGTTATTCAAGATTGTAGCACCTTTCACTTGTTTAGTGTGTGCCATAGATCTTGCTAAAGCTCTTGTGTATCTACCCGCTAATCTGTCATACAGATTGTCTTCAATAGCTTCCTCTGTGATAGCAAAAGCGAGAGCGATTGTCTCGTTAGTGTATCTAGAAGTGTAGACTTCTTGTGCTTGATCATAAGTAACCATTGCACCTTCAGCCTTAGTAGCTGCTCCAGCGAAGCCGGATAGCATTACTTCTTCTTCGAAAGCTCTGTCTGAAGTTTCTGATCTGAAGATTTCAGCAGATTCGTTGTCGTATCTGTTATATTCCAAGCCGAATAGTGCATTCAAACCTGGTTCTAGTTCTTTAACTAGCTGTGCTCGTGATATTGCCATGTTTTATTCTCCTATTCTAGCCTATACACCCGTACCTGTACGGTAAAAGTGATTGTTGATTCTAACTAGTACATCCGCATTTGCTGCAGAGACATCAGAGTTGTCAGGATCTTGCGATATATCAATGGCTCTCACCATGTATGTCGTATGAGTTCCTGAAACAGAAACGTCTAATTGCATTTTGGATAGACCAGTCGTTGTGTTCCCTGTAACCGCAGTTAGAGAGAAGTTTTTAAAGATATCAGCGACTGCAAAAGTTGCGTCAGCATCTACTTTGCAAACTATATCTGGATCATCAATAACAAACGCTGTTATATCGCTTGCTACGATCGAACCTGGATAATAATTTTTCCAAGTAGCTTTCTGAGTCGTTGGATCTGTATAGAAGCATCCATTAAAAACTCCCAAAACTGGGTTTGAAGTATTACCAACGTGTCGGATAATTGTTCCTGTCGTTGCTGGTCTTACTAAGTCACCGTTAAATATAGCTGATGCGTAATTTGAAGCAATTCTATATTTGTTTTGAGCATTAATAAATGGACTACCGTCTATTTTACGTACAGGTTTTAGCCCGTACTTTTCACTGACATTAGCCATATGTTTTTCTCCTTAGTTTAAACAAATAAAGTGATTGACTATTTCCAAAAAATTATTCTGGTTTTCGTCCGCCACCAAAAGTTACCCGTGACTGTCTATCAATATTGATAGGCATCCCCGGTTGTTGCTCCTTCATAAGACTGTTATCAACGGCCGTAATTTGGTCTGCAGATATCTTTTTAAAATATTCTGCGCGTTGTTTTACTATCTCTTCTGGTATCCTTGCCAACACAAGGCCACTAACCCCAATCAAACCAGCGTATTTTCCTTCTGCAATTTTGGGAAATTCATTATCCCCGATTTCATTTTGCAATGTATCGGCTCTAAGGAATTCCCATCCTTCTCTTAGTTTTTTGGAAACATTAGCTGAATCCATAAAACCTTGACTCTCGACTCTAATCCATCTTTGACAAAAGCCGGTAGGCGCTGGTGGCGCATCGAGACTAGATGGTGGCGCCCAAGGTTGATTACGTTTATCTTTCGATCTCTCTTGTGACGCGCGTGAAGTTTTCTTTTCTTCTTTTCTCATTTATACATCCTCCTTCACGAATTTTGCGTATTCTTCTAGTGGCACCCCTAATTTTTTAGCAATAGCCACCTGTGACTTGGTGAGTTTCACGGTTCTGCGTCCTGACTGTTTTCTACCAGCTGAAGCTACAGTTTGGACGGGTCTCTTAGCTTCTCCTTTGTCGGTAGAATCAGATCCAAAGCGTTGAGGAAAGTATTCCTGCATCTTTGTATCAATACTATTATAGTATGTGTCGCTCTCCACATCAATACCACGTGCTACAAGGTCTTCGTGAATATTCCACGCAGCACCGGTCATGACTCGGTCATTGCCGAACCATTCATTTTTTTGAGCCCAAGCCTTAGCTTTTTCACTGATTTCAGGCATTGTTTCCGGAGCCCTTGCAGGTTCTTTTGTTTCTTTTTGCTTGATTTCAGCTTTAGTGTTTTTCTCACGCTCAGCAAGTTTGATTCTTGCTTTCTCTTTTTCAACGGCAAGTTTTGTAAGTTCATCATTTGCTTCCATAATTTTGTCAGCATTTTGATCTTCAATGGCACCCCGTAATTTATTTTTTACTTGTTCACGTTGTGCATCAACTCTTGCGTCAAATTCTTTGATATATTTCTCATCAGCATCATCAAATTTAGCCATTGAATTATCAAATTTAGATTGTAATCCTTTGGCATATTCTGTAGCTGCTTTTTCTCTTCGTTCAGCTTCGCGTGCTCGATAAGTTAATTTATCAATTCTTTTTTGAACATTATCTGTGATCTTGCTCAAATCGTCTTTAGGTTGTGTTACAGGCTGAGGTTCTTCTATTTTTTCTTCTTTTTCCTCAACAACGATCTTTGCTTTTTCTTCTTTTTTCTCTACGTGATCGGTATAACCTAAATCCACTTCTCCAACATTTAAATTTGGAGCAGGTTCTTTTGTCTCCTTTGGTTCTTTGACCTCGACGTTTTCTGCTTTAACATCGTCGGTGTCTAACTCAACCTCGGGAGTCTTTTTTGTTTCTTCGGCTTGTGTATCGGCCATATTATTCTCCTTTTAAAATAAGTGGAGAATGTTTTCTGGCTTTTTGATTGTACCTATTATTTCGTCGTCATTAAGGATACGGTGTTCACCGTATTTAGTTTGAAATCGTGAACCGGCATAACGTCCATAAATAATGAACTGTCCTTTTTTACACCAAGGGCCATCAGGAAATTTAATCTTATCTTTATAACAATCTGGCCCCATCTTAACAACTAAACCAACGACAGTAGTCATTTGCATTGTTTCTCGCGTTGTATCTGCGAGTATAACTCCACCTTTAGTTTTTTTGCTAGGTTGATATGGTCGAATTAACATTCGCCAACCAACAGGTTCTGGTATGATTTCAAGATATTCTTTAATGCCTTCGGGATCTCTTGGTATTTGATTACCTTCTGAGTCGTCATCTTTTTTGGGTGTATCCAAATTGATGAGCTTTTGTTTAGGTTTTATCAATGTTGCCATCGTCATTCTCCGGTTGCAGGTTTTTTATATCCTGAAGCAGTGCTTCATAAGCACTGAGTTGTCCTCTACTATACTGTAATTTTTCAATAGTGTCTACACTATAGCAAATGTGAGATTTAACGGCTGTTATTTCTTTATTAACATGCGCTCTTATGCTTTGAATTGTATAAGGATCTAAATCAGTTAGTGCCATTTTGTTTTTGTAGAACTATTTTATTTTCGCCTTTATCTAAAATTACAAAGTTATAATAAGTCTTTAATATAAATCCTATTAATTTCATATTATAAGTTTTATAGTCATCAAAAACAAATACACAATTTTCTTTAGCTCGTAAACTAAAAAATAAGGCTTCTTTTAGTACATCTTCTGTCGTATGAGGGCCGTCAAAATGAACTAAATCATACCCTTTCATAAGAATTTTACGTTCTCGATAGATAGGGACTCCATCACTAAAGCGTTTAAAAAACTCATCATCTTCAAGTTGGAAAAGAGTAAAATTAGGAGAATCTAAATCTTTAACCAATTGAGATTTCATATTATTTGTATAATCGGCTTGGTAAGGTTTTTTGTTATCATAGTGCTGATAATTTAAATTACCGTAAGGATCAATTCCAATATGCCAATGAGTCTTCTTTCTAAAAGATTCTAAAATAATTTTAGAACCTAATCCTTCACGCACACCAATTTCACAAGTAAAAAGATTGTCTGTTTTAATATAAGAACAAGCTTTAACTAATAAATCGTATTCTGAACTATCCCCTTGAATAGTCACGGTCTGGGAGTTTTAGACTGTGATGATTTACCGTTCCTGAAGATTTGAGTTCCCTTAATTCCGAAAATACTTGCTACGACCAAAATCCAGAGATTAGTGAACCATGACGGCAACGACTGAAAATACTCAAAAAAGAGTTTTACTTTTTCCATAGCTGCCGGATCGTCGGACATCACTGCCCACATTAACACAATGATTGGCGCCGAAATTATCACGAGGACGAATTCGTCCTTGTAGTCTGATTGACGGGCTTCTAAAAGTTTGCCCTGGTAAGATTCCTCACCTCGAGCTTGTCGCTCGGCATGTAATAACTGTGCATCAGACATAGCTACTTTTGCTCTTTGTCTATTCGAATATATTTTAGCTCCTGCTTGAAGAGCCATTTTTGCTAAACCAAACCAAGCCATTATTTACTCCTATTTCTTTTTTTTCTTTTTAGCTTTTTTCTTTTTTTTCTTAACTTTTTTCTTTTTAGCCATTATGCCTCCTTAAATTTAGTCCCTTTAATAGCACATCCTCCGCCTCGACTCAACTTAATTGGAGGTACTTGTGGGTTGGGGCCTTTCTTGGGAGGAGGGCCAAATCTAACCCCTCCTGAACTCGCTTTAACGGGTTTACTGCCGTAGGCATCTGTCCATTCTCGAGCAATTTTAGGTTCGTTTGCCCACATCCATTTTCTTTGTTTTTCTGATTGAAATGGCATTTTAATTACAATTATTTTTATCTAAATCTATTGGTTTATCCTTATAGAACCATACATAAGAGGATAACTTTGTTCCATCTTGTGTATAAGTACATTTTTTGCCTACCGAGCAGGCGCTCAAGGCGAATAACAAGGCTAATACTAAATAAAACTTATTCATATTATTTCTCCTTTTTTGTCCGTTTATTTTCGGCTGACTTTTTCATTCGTTCAACCTGTAATTTTGCCTCAGCTAAATCTCTTGTTTGATCTAATTTATCTTCGGCAATTCTAATCCTTTCAGCTGCTTGATCTTCAGCGCTTTCTAATTTCATTTTTTCAACATCAAGCTGTTCATCAAAATGTTCATCTCTAATTGAAAAGTCTTGTTGGGACTCTTGTGCTTTACGCTGAATATCGACTGCTTTCAAATCTAATT